TTACTTCAGCTCGACGACGGTCACGCCGCTCTCGCCCTCGCCGTAACGGCCCAGACGGAAGCTTTTGACCATTCGGTTTCCCCGCAGATGCTTATGGATAGCAGTGCGCAGTGCGCCGGTACCATTGCCGTGGATGAGATATACCACAGTCTGGCCGTTCAAAATCGCACGGTCGATGAAGGAATCCACCTCCGGCAGCGCCTCGTCTACGGTAAGACCCAGCAGGTTGCATTCCATCTTTGCCGTGCGCTGCACGCGCTCTACCCTGCCATTGGGCCGGTTAGCATCGCCGGTCAGGCGGGAGTAACGCTGCTGTGCCTTGGTCTGAGGCTTCGTCTCCTTGACCAGCTTTTCCGGCTGCTTGAGGCCTTTGAGCGGCACTTTCGTCTTGATGATGCCGGCCCGTACGAGAACATCGCCGTTTTTATCCGGCAGAGAGAGTACGGTAGCCAGCTGGTTCAGCTCTGCGATGCAGACCTCCTGCCCTACCTTGACTTCCTTCAGCGAAACGAACTCCTTGACCGGGTTGTGTACCACTTCAGTCCCCATAAAGAGCTTTTCGGACTCTTTCTTGGCGATTTCACGGGCGCGCTGGGCCTTCTGCTGGGTGCTCATCCGCTCGTCTTTCTGAATCTGGCGCAGCTCATCCGTCAGAGCGTAAGCCTTGCTCTCGACCTCCTGCGCCAGTGCGCGGGCCTTGGCGCGGGCAGCTTCCAGCTCATTCTCGCCCTGCTGGATAAGCTCATCGCGCTTCTGACGGGCTGCATCCAGCTGGTGGGCAGCCTCGTTTTTCAGGCCTTCCACCTCGTCCTGACTGGCTTTGAGCTGGAGCTTCAAATCATCCAGCTGGCCCAGAACGGCGTCCAGGCGCTTGTCTTCTGCGGACAGATGCTGCTGTGCCGCCTCAATGACCCGCTCCGGGATGCCGAGCTTTTCGCTGATAAGGAAAGCGTTGGACTTGCCCGGAACGCCGACGCTGAGCTTATAGGTGGGGCGCAGCGTCTCCAAATCGAACTCGCAGCTGGCGTTGACGACGCCCTTTGTCTCGAGAGCGAACACCTTCAATTCTGCATAGTGCGTTGTGGCCATCAGGAGCACACCGCGGCGGCGCAGCTCTTCGATGATGGCAACAGCCAGTGCCGCACCCTCCGCCGGGTCGGTACCGGCGCCAAGCTCGTCCAGAAGCACCAGCGTGTGGGGCATGGCAAGCTCAAGGATGCCGGTGATCTTCTTCATATGACCGGAAAAGGTGGACAGGCTCTGCTCGATGCTCTGCTCATCGCCGATGTCCACGAGGAATTCGTCGAAGACACAGATCTCACTGCGCTCATCCGCCGGGATGAGGAAGCCGCACTGTGCCATCGCGCAAAGCAGACCGGCCGTTTTCAGAGTGACGGTCTTACCGCCGGTGTTGGGGCCAGTGATGATGAGCGAATCATATTCCCTGCCCAGCGAAATATCGACAGGAACGCACTTCTTTGCGTCGATGAGCGGATGACGCGCCCGGATGAGCGAGAACGACGTATCCGTCCGGACAGTGGGTTTGAACGCCTTCATATCCAGTGCAAGGCGGGCTTTTGCAAGCAGGACGTCGATTTCCAGCATGGCCTTATAGCTGTACTGGAACTGCGGCTCAATGGCTGCGACCTGACCGGTAAATGCTACCAGGATACGCTCGATCTCCTGGGCTTCCTGTGCGCGGTACTGAAGGATGCGTGCGTTTGCCTCCACAACAGCCTGAGGCTCGACGAAGACGGTCGCACCGGTAGACGAGACGTCATGGATGATACCGCTCACCTCTCCGCGATACTCGCTTTTGACAGGAACGACATACCGGCCATTTCGGATGGAGACGACGCTCTCCTGTAAGTACTTGGAGGTGTCCATATTCCGGACCATGCTTTCCAGACGGTCGCGGATGCTGTTTTCAGTCGCACGGATCTTCTTGCGCAGGTCGTTCAGGGTGTGCGATGCCGTATCTGCCATTGCATCCGGTGCAAGGATGGCACTCGAAATTTGCTGCTCAAGGCCCGGCTGAGGAGCCAGCGCATAGAATAAGTCGTCCGTCGGAAGTGCATCGTGTTCCGAAGAGCCATACCAGCTGACGAGGTTCTGAAAGTTGCGAAGCGCACCGGCCACCATCAGCAGTTCACCCATTGAAAGGACACCGCCCTTGACGGCGCGGGCGGCCAGCTGACTGACGCCCTCTACTCCACCGAAGCGGGGCGAGCCGTTCTTGATGAGCAGTGAATTGATGGCATCGGTCTGTTCCAGCGCATACCGCACTTCATCGGGGTCGCACTGAGGCTCGATGGCAAGGAGCTTTTCGCGGGACTCTTTGCACACACAACCCTCCGCCGCCCGGGCAATGATCTTGTCCAGTTCCAGCGTTTTCAAATAACTTGTTTCCATAATTTTACTACCCTTTTTCACAAAAATACAGCATCTTCAAGATGCCTCAAAAAATACCGGTCCATCGTATTTTTTACCGAAATACAGTCATTTTTCATGTTGTCAGTTTTTCTTCCTCCATTTCCTATATCCACGTATTTCCTTATAACTCTACATATTTTTATGGGAATTGGTGTCAAAATTGGTGTCAGAAGCCATATAGTGCCGAAACGCTTTGATAGCGTTTTTCTCGTTCATGTGACTGTAGAGTTCAAGGGTCATCTCCATCTTCTTATGCCCCATAATATACTGTATGGCTTTCAGGTTCATTCCTGATAGCACAAGTCTGGTACAAAACATATGTCGGAGTGAATGCGGGGTGATGAGCGGTAAGGTATCCTGAGGATGAGACTCATTGTATTTCATTATGATTTTTTTCAGGTTGGCTTCGACACTCGGTGTTCGCCTTGGCTTGCCGTATGGCGTTATCTGAAAAAATCCGCTGTACCCATCCACAACCGGCTCCTTATCCAGCCGAGGGCGAATCGTGATCATATGCTCGAAAGCTTCTTTTGCCTTCGCAGACATCGGGATCGTTCGCACCCCCTGCTTTGTTTTGGGGGCTTCGATGAACAATTTCCCGGCGTAATAGATCAACTGATGCTCCACTCGCACAACATTTCTCTCGAGATCCACGTCATCCACGGTCAACCCGCAGAATTCACTTACGCGCAGCCCGGTCTCATGTAATATTATTACCTCATCGAGATGCTTTGTCAATCTTCTGTTTTCGCGGCAAAAGTCGATCAGTCTTTCGTATTGTTCCTCCGTCAGGATCGCTTTTTCTTTTTCTTCTTTCGGGATCACCTTGGATAGCGTGAATCGGAAAGGATTTTCAGCGATAAGCTTGTCCTCACAGGCAGACCCAAACGCCTGAAGCAGTGCGACCTTGAAATTCTCTATTGTGCCATAAGCATAGCCATCTTCGTACAGGCCTATTACAAACATCTTTCCTTCGCTCCTGGTAACGGACGAAATATCTCTGTCCGCGATTGGGTGCTCCTTGAGAACCGAGATGATACACTTGGCGTTCGCCCTCGTGTTTTTCCTTATAGATAGCTTTCGTATCTCCGCAAATTTCAACATCAGTTCCAGCACCGTCATGTTAGCGGAAAGCACATTGATGCCGCTGCGCCGCATCTCCTCCACTTCGTCCTCTTTGTCCCGCAGGGTTTTCAGGTCCATCGCATAAAGAATGTGCCTTTCGCCTCGCCGATCCGTCCACCTGTACTGATACCTCCCGTCCTTCCTCTGGCTCTCCCCTTCCTTCAGCACTCTTCCCTTATTGTCTTTTCTTCGTTTCATAGTAGAACTCCTTACATTATAAGAAGCTCTGATGTGACACCCCGAGTATACCACACCAAAGCCCCGGATGCCAGCCATCTCACACGGAATAGGTCCGGTCGATGTACTTCTCCAGCGCCCTGCGCTTGATGAGCCGTTTGGTTCCCACCCAGAGCACAAGGTTCTGCTCGTCGTTGGTGATGTCCCGCAGCCGGTTCTCGCCTATTCCCGTATAAGCCGCGGCTTCTTCCAATGTAAGGGTCGTTTTCTCCCATACCGGAACTTCTTTCATGCCGTAAACCTCTTTTCTTTATAAAAGTCTTTGCAAAAGGATATTACAGGCAAAAATGGGCGTGTGCGTCCTGCTTTTTCTCGTTTCAGACATGAGCAATGGGTCGTTTTGAAAAATTCCTTCTAATCTAGAATACATGCAATCCAACTTTTTCAACGCAAAAGGCAACATCGTTGGATTGCGTATCGCAGATATGTCGATCAGTTCAGGCCGCCACTCTGCCTTGCGATAGAATTCAAAAAAGAAAAGTCCCTGAAATCCTCGCCCGCCACGGGCAAAAATATCAATGAGACTTTTCCCGCACACAGTCAGGACTCCATTTTGATGCCAAGCCGGCTCAGCTTCCCTCGTGTGCTGTATTCGTCACGGCAGAACGAACGACCCTCGATGCACACTGTAAAATATCAATGCTTTTCCGTCCGGTACGTCCACCAGCACCCGCTTTCCCTGCAAAAAATGCAGCAGCGTGTGGTAGGTGCTCGTCCATGTCCGCTCCGTCACGGCATAGCCGCGGTCTTCCCGGTTGATGGGCGGGTCGATATAGCAGTCCCAGCAGGAGTGGGCTTTCTCGTCAAGCACATAGTAAAACTCCCAGCTTCCCTCGGCGTTCTTGAACACACGGTCTTTCAGCGGGGAGTATTCGATGGCACCGTGCCATGGCGCCGCTATCAGCGTCCGGACGGCCTCTTCGTTCGGCTCCACAAAAAGCGGCCCAGTCGGCACAAGGTCAAGGTCGGCTGTGCGCAGAGTCTTTACCGGGGCTTCTGCGGGGATGCGGAACACGAGGCCCGTGTACCCGGCAGCACTTCCCGGCACCACCGTCTCGTAGATGCTCATGGCTCAGTGTCCTTTCTCGATGATGTCACCCACAACGTCGTCGATGTCGCTGCGTATCTCGCCCACGAACTTCCGGCCGTTCATCACGACTTTCATGCCCTTCACGGACTCTGCCACCCGGTCGATGCGCTCGCCAAGGGTCTTCACGGCCTCCACCACATCCCGGTTCGACTGGGTCTGTGCGGGGGCAGTTTCGTATCCATTTTGATTTCTCGAGGGGGTCTCGGCCCTGCGTGCCATCCGTCCGGTCACAGTCGCCGCCATGCTGATGGTTCCTTTCCGGTCTGCAAAGGCGCTGTTCAGCCACGCGCTGCTCCTCGATGCATCCGAAAGGTCTACCACCGGGGTGATGCTGGGATGGTTGTCAGTCGAGAGATGATCTGCAATGGCGTTTGTCGTCGCCAGCGCACTGCGGATGACAGCTCCGCCCACTTCGTCCATGCCCTTTTCTGCTTCGCCTTCGGTAGAGACGATACCTCTGGTCAGGCCTTCGACGACGTATTCACCGATACCGGCCATGACCTTCGAGGGCGAGTGGATGCCGAGGATATGCTTGAATCCGCTGATGATGGCATAAGCAGGGCCCAGAGCCACTTTCAGGCCAAATTTGGCAGCGGATTTCACGCCGGTGGCAAGGCCGCTCATGAGGTTTCCGCCGATGCTCTTCATGCTGTCCCAGAGTCCAGAAGCCTTCTCCTTGATCCAGCTCCATGCGTTTCCGACGGCTTCCTTCACCTTGTCCCAGTTCTTCACCACAGCAGTACCCACGGCGACCGTTCCTGCGATGACAGCAGCAGCCAGCAGTCCGTGAGGCCCAAGTCCCGAGGCCACCTTGGCAACGCCCATGCCCACCTCGGCCAGGACTCCCGAGGTGGCAGCTCCCGCAGTGGTGGCGGCTGCCTTGGCAACTCCCGCCGCCTTGGCAACAGTGGTCACACCGGAGGCCACATTGGTGGTGGCAGTCCCTACGCTGTTCAGCACCGGGATGAGTTTTGTCGCTCCGCTGGCTCCTGCGGCCGCTTTCGATGCTCCGCCCAGAAAGCTCTTCGCGGCGGACGCCCCGCCCTTGAGCCACTGCCATATGTTCGAGAGGAGATTGCCTGAGCTTCCGCTTCCGCCGAGGTCGATGCTTCCAAAAAGCTTCGTCAGCAGTTGTGTGAACAGCCCGTTTCCGCTGAAGGCCTTCTTCAGCGCGGTGCTGATGGCTTCGGTCAGGGTCTGCCCAAAGTCCGTGCCAACTACGTCGAGCACCGCAGTCAGCCCACTTGCAAGCGCGCTGGCCCAGTCTCCGCTCATGGCTGCAACGACGGTGTTGGTAGCAGCGGCCACGGTCTCGCTGGCTCCGTCCTTCATGTAGAGGCCGAACAGGTCAGAGAATCCCTGTACCAGCTTCGGATTCATCTTCTTGGCCACCGCCATGAATCCATTTTGAATGGGCTTCCAGTTCTGAGCGATGGCGTCACCGAACTGCATCATGGCCTTCTTCGTGGCGTCGCTCACGTTGAAAGCGTCTGCCAGATTCCCCACATAGTCCGCAAAGGTCGAGCGGGTCTCCATCATGTCCTCGTAAGCGGCCATGACAGTCTCATCGTAGCGGTTGCCTCCGGCCTGTTCGAGGGCAGTCTGGTACTTCTGCTGCATGGCCGTGACCTTGCTCATCTGCCATCTCATGCTGGTCAGTGCGCTGTTCACGCCCATCAGGGCCGTCATGGTACCCTGCGTTGCTGCTCTCCGGGCTTCGATGCTGTCCTCGCCGTACTGCTCCACCGCGCTGGCATAGGCGTCTTCCCGCCCGCTGAGGTCGCCATCGTTGTAGAGCTTGTCCAGCAGGGTCATCCGCTTCTGTGCCATGGAGATGCGGCTGTCGTAGAAACTCGAAAGGTCGTCAAACGCCGCAAGCTGCGCCTTGTCCAGCTCGTTTTCCAGCTCCAGCTGTTCCTGCCGCGCTTCCAGATAGTCCCGGTAAGCCTGCTGGGTCACAAGGCTTGCTTCGCCAAGGGCATCCTTCGTTTCCACCCACGCCTTTTCCGCGAGGGCGGTCTTCTCGCTCTGGATGGCCAGACGCTTGTTGATGGTCTCGATGTTCTTGTTGCTCTTCTCGGTCACGGAGGCGGTCTTTTCGTAGGTGTCCGCCCAGAGCTGGTACTCGGTCTGAGCCAGCTTGTCATCGCTTTCATACCGCTCGATGGCCGCCTTGTAGGTGTTCTCAAACCTCGCCTGCTGCAAGTCGAGGAGGTTCTTCTTCTCGTCCAGCAGAGTGTTGTAGGCTTCCTTCGTCTTGTCGTCGCTGGCTCCCACCCGGGAGACCATTTCGTCGTACTGCCTCTGCGCGATGTCCACACGGGCTGTCTGCAGCTCGATGCTCTTCGCCAGCGTCTCACCCTTTTTCTCAATGAGCGCTTCAATGGAAGCAGTGTCGCCTTCTCCTGCTTCCCAGAGGCTGTATTCCTTGTCGGCGGCATTCTGGAGGTACTTGTTGGCCTTCAGTTCCTTCGTGTACTTCTCGGCGATGGTCTCGGCCAGAGTCTTACCCTTGCTCGAGGATTTCTTGCCGGAAGATGCAGTGGAAGCGCCTGCACTGTCGTCGGGGAGATAGCCGCTGTACTGCTCGAGGATGAGGTCGGCATACTCGCTCGGGTCAAGGCCCTCCAGACCAAGAGCACTTCCGATCTGCTTTGAGACCCAGTCCTTTGCCTCGCCAGTCAGGCCCTTCAGGGCGTCTTTCGCTTTGATCTCGCCGCTCTGGTACTTTTGCAGCGCTTCCGTCGCCTTGTCCCACATGGAGCTGGGCTTCCAGTCCGCGCCGAGATAGGGCGTATTCCTGGCGTCTTCTTTGGCGTTGGCTTTCTCGTAGTCCTGTACCGCCTGCTGGTAGCGGTTCGCCCCGAGTCCGGCTTTTCCGCTGGGGAGCGTTCCGTCCGGCATGAGATGGTCGGCCTTCATGATGCTGTAAAGCTCCAGCATCTTGTCCGAGGCTGTCTTCTTGGCTTCGTCCAGTGCCGCGCCCACAGCGTCCCTCACCTGCGAAGCGGACTCATAGCTTGCATCATAGAGCTGGCTTCTCAGGTCGGGGTCTCCGATCCCGAGGCGCAGTCCCTCCACGACGTTCCGTCCGTCCTCTTCTGCCAGCTGACTCGGTGAGTGGATGCCCCAGAAAGTCGTAAAGACGCTTCGGATGCTCTTCGCCACGGTCTGCATCCCTGCCAGTGCGCCACCGAGAGCGCCCGGGTCCTGGATGCCGATGGCAAGGCCTTCCGTGATGTACCGGCCTATCTCTTCGAAGACCTTCGAGGGGCTGTTGATGTCATACCCCTTCTTGGCGGCATCTATGGTGTCGTCCACCATGCCCTGTACAGCAGTCGTTGCGCGGGCTTTGTTTTCCTCGACGCCCTTCGCCCCTCCGTTTGCGACATTTCCACCGATCTCCTTACCCTCTTTTTCGGCGTCGTCTTTTGCACCGGAGAACGTAAAGACATCTGCGACATTGATGCGCTGGGGCTTGAAATCGGGGTTGAACTTGAAAGCCACATTTCTCTGCTGGAAGTTTCCGTTGTTGTCGAACGGTGGTCTTTGCACCCTTGATGATGCTGTTGATGTCGTCGATGCTGTGCTTCAGCACGGTCTGCTTGCCCGCATCCTTGTCGAAAACATTGTGCTTCATGTCGCTTTCATCCTCCTCGTCTTCGCCGCCGTCACCGTCCTGCTCTTCCAGAGCGAGACCCACCAGTGCATGGCAGCATTCCTTCTGCTCGTCGGTCATGCTGTTGTAGACCTCTTCGAGCGTCTTACCGTTGGTTTCCTCGGCCATCTTGCCGTCCTCCTTGTTGTCGTCGGAGTGGGCCAGTACGGCCTCCTCCAACGGGTTGCCCTCCGGGTCCATGCCATGTTCGAGGCTCAGACTGCCCGGGTCGTTAAAGATAAAGGCTTCGCAGCCCTCATCGTCCATATTGTCAGCGCTGTGCTTCACTACTTCCTGAATGAGCGCGCCGGGGTTGCAGCCTGCCAGTACGAGGCTCAGTTCCCGGATGACGCCGTGTTTCACCACCTGTCCGGCCTTCTGCAGACCGTTGGCCCAGATGGAAAAAGCGTTCAGGTCGCCGTTCTCCACGCACTTCTTGGCCGTCTGGCCGGTGGGCGTGTCGTTGAACTTGGCGTAAGCGTAGACCCCGCCCTTGCGGTTTTCCAGCAGTGCGTGGCCGATGACATTGTCAAGGCTCGAGTGATCGTGGTTGTACACCATCGGCACAGTCTGGCCACTGCAGCCCTTGAATGCGTCTTCTGCAATGGTCAGACCGTCGTAACACTTCGTGTTCGCCTTCGTCGCCCAGCCGCTGCAGTCGTAGTCAAAATTCACCATTCTGATTTCTCCTTTCTTTTAAGATTCATTTACCATCTGCTCCACAGCCTCTCGCCCTCTTGTGGCGGGGGCACTGCCAATCTGTGCCGCCTGTTCCGCGTTGGGGAGAAAGATTCTTGTTCAGCAGCTGGTCTGCCTTGGGGTCTTTCGAGGGTTTCATTCCGATGACCTGACGGAACTCATTCGACGTCATGATCTCGTTACGGGTGAACTTGTCGGCCATCTCGGCCACCATCGAGACGGGTGCCAGCTTGAACGGGTCGCGGAAGTACATGATGCTCTGCTTAGCCTTGAGGTCTTCGCGGCTCAGGAACTTCCGTTTCAGCTCGTCCACCACAGCCGCCACAAGGGGCTCGATGACTCGGTTCTCGTAATTTGTCATGGCAGCGTCGTCCGCTGTGCCGTTCATGATCTCCGGCGTCAGCCCCAGCTGGCTGTAGGCCATATTCGTCAGGTACTCGATGCTCTTCAGCAGGTTGTTCTCGAGGCTCCGGTTCAGCTGGGTGATATGCTCCGTAGCGTCAATGTAGCCGATGCCGTATCGGCTGCCCGCCAGCTGCTCTTCCAGTGTCTTCCGCCGCTCCTGCGCCTGTTCTTTCCGGGCAGGGCTTTTCACGGTGTAGGGCAGCTGGATGATGAGGTCGAGCTTTCCGCTTCCGGCCTGCTCGTCCACGGCGTCCATGATGCGCAGCTTACTGATGAGCCGCTGGACGGTGCTGTTGGGCTCGTTCATGACAGAGTAGAAGGGGTTCTCCATGATAGCCACCCGCGCTTTCGGCAGGATGACTTCTTCCTTCTGCCCGGTCCTGTCGTTGTAAAGCTCAACCCGCACATCGTCCGGGTACCACTCCTTCACCTTGCCCACCCGCATCGACCGGATCTCTGTCTCCCCCGTCACCGGGTCCTCGTCGATGTCCACCGGCACGATAGCGATGACGCCTTCGTCCAGCAGAGAGAGATACATGTCGTACCGCAGAGCCCTGCCCGTCTGGTCCTTGTTGGCCGATAAGTTCAGACAAGAATTAAGGCCCGAGTCCAACACCGCATCAAAGCGGTCGTTTTCGTCGAGCCTTACGTGGTTTATGGTGATCGCTGTGGCGTCCTGCGCCATCCGGGCGTAAATTGCCGTCAGGATGGTGCGGTCGGTCGTCCGGTTCAGCCTTGGTCGGTCGGGCCGGTAGCTGTAGCCCCCTCCGTACACCCGGGGAGGGTCCCGGTTCAGAAATGCGTTCCAGGCGTGTTTCAGCCTGGAGCCAAAGGTATTAGGCATCTTTATCCTTTCTATCGCAGGTCGAGAAATTAAGGCAGCATACAAACAGCTATTTCTGGTCGTCTTTCTTCTGCTGGTCCTGCTTTGCGGCACTGCCGTTCACCACAGCATTCGCCAGTTCAGGGTTGCCCAGCACATCCGAAACGAATTTCTTCGCGCCGTAGCTCATCACGCCCGCTGTCGCCTTGGTCAGCACCTGCTTTCCGGCGTCCGACATGACCTGCTTCACAAAGCTTTTGCCGCCGTACACGTCGTTCCTCAGCTGCTTCACGTCCTTCTGGAGCTGCAAGCGCTCCTTCTCGGCCTTCAGCTCCTTGTTGGGGTCGTCGGCCCGGATGTTGGTCTGCCCCTGTAAGTCGCGGTACTGCTTTTCCATCTGAAGCCGGTTGATGCGCGCCCGCAGCTCCTCATCGGAGTAATCCTCGGCTTTCTTGCCCGAGCGCTTCGGCGCATACTCCACCTGTTCGGCGTCCTCGCCTGCATTCCCGTCTCCATAGTGCTTCCTTCCCGCCGCAGTCAGGGTGCCATCCTTGTTCTGGTACCGCCGCACACCCCACTTCATGCCCTTGATGCCCCAGTGGTACAGTTCGTCTTTGTATCCCTGCATTTTTTGCAGTCACCTCCTGTCAGGAGTCGATTTTGTTGGCGGCTTCGCGAAGCAGGGACGCCACTTTTGCTTTGCGAACGGTTTTATTGTCGTGAATGCGCTTAGAAGTTGCAGATGCAGACGCGCCTGTAAGATAGCTGGTCTTTTTCCCTGTCCAGTCATTGGCGTCGCGGTACTCTACTTGGGTCTTATCGTGGATTCGCAGAGTGTCAATCCCCTTCTTCTTGGACTTTTCGATGTCGGCCTGCGCGTATTGCATACCTGTCATAGTACCGACGCCGGTCACATAGGTGGTATGCTTGCCGTCATCTTTACCCCGGCCTTTCCGATCGTTCGGGCTTCCTCCGTTTCCCTTTCCATTGTTTTTAATAAACTGCAATGTCCCATTCTGCCGGGTCATATACGCGCCATATTCCCGGGCATCGTAGAAATAACGATACTGCGGAAAGCCGAGTTTGTTCGTTCCCGTGCGCACACGAGCATAATACTTATGCCCCTTCCGCTCTTTGCCAAGTCCGCTGTGCTCCAGATAATTCCACCAGTCGTTCATATCGTTCCCTCACTTTCACTCTCTGGTAATACTTATGGTTCTTCAGCTCACTACCCTTCCCGAACAGCCCGTGCTCCATTTTGAATTTCTCACCTCCGGTTTATCAACCCTCACTCAAATGCATCCCGGTTCAGCTTCCACGCCACGTAGGCATCCATCAGCGCCGCCACGGCGTCGATCTTCTTGTCGTGCCGCTGCTTATAGAGCTTCCGGTTCCCGTTGGTGTCCTCCAGCGTGATGCAGTTGCCCATGGCAAACTCCATCAGTGCCTCGTCGAACAGCAGCTTTCTCTGTTCGCTCAGCTTCTTCAGTTCGCCCAGCGGCACGCTCTCCGTCCTTGCGCCCTGAATGACCTTCTCGATGCCAAAGGGGCCGTTCTCCTGCGCCCACCGCTCCACGAATTCCTTCGCGTTGTAGGGGTCGTAACCAAAGGCCCGCACGTCGTACTCGCTCTGCAGGATGTAGGCGTCGAGGTCGTCGTAAACCTGCATCATGTCCAACACAGTCCCGTCGAACACCTGCAAAGTGCCTTCGTTCATAAACTCCTCGTACTTCTGCCGCATCGCCAGCGGAAGCTGTGAGAGGGTGTAGCTGGTGATGTAATCCCGCGTTTTCACCCCGAAATATCCGTTCTCCAGCGGGAACAGGAAGGTAAACGAGCAGAAATCGTCGCCCAGCGAAAGGTCAGCGCCCATTGCACAGGGCATCTGCCAGAAGTCCCGGTGTCGGTGCCGCAGGGTCTCCTCATAAGTAAAGAAGTAGGTGTAGCCTTCCATCGGCAGGTTGAAGCGCTTGGCCAGAATATCATTCCGTGCTCCGGGCGAGTTTTCCGCGCGCTCCACATCCAGCTGGTAAGTCTCGTAGCTCACAGTCTGCCCGAGGTTCGGGTTCGCCTTCAGCCACATTTCCGGCTTGCCTACTTCGTCGATAGAGTCCAGCTTATAGTAGAAGATGGAGACATGCGGGTTGATATACTCGCCCTTCAGTATCTCCATCAACTCCATTTTGATGGTGTCGCCGCAGCCGTTTCGGACAGTACCCTCCGAGCTTGCCGCCACGATGAGATAATCTTCGTTCTTGGCTGCGCCCTGTTCAATGGCACCGATAGGGTCTTCCCGGATGTCGCAGGAAAGCCATTCGTCCACCGTCGCCACACGGTCGCGCCGGCCCTGTAATTTCTCGATGGTCATGGGGCGGATCTCCAGCAGCGACCCCGTCAGGAAATTCTCGATGCCCTTCTTGGTGGAGGCCATCTTCACCCGGTCGCTCTTCGCACCCGTGGTGTTCTGGATGCTGCCCAGGGTCATGAACTTAAAAACAGGTCCTCTCGCCCGCGCCAGTGCCGTCCGGAACGGCGAGAGGACTTCTTCTGCCTGTTTCATGGTGGGGGCAGTCGTCACCTGCTGGGTCGTGCTCTTGTCCACCGTCATAAAGTAGGCCTGTAAGCACTCCAGATACATGGTCTTTGCGGCCGCACGGGTGATGATGAGATACTGCTTGGTGATGAGCCGTTTCTTGATGCGCTTGCGCTCGTAGTGTCCCCCATGTCCGCCGGGGTCCGGTACATATACGCTCCGCTCCACGAAGTAGTACCAGCCGAAGATCTCCTCTGCCCAGAGCTTGAAGCTGTCCAGCAGTTTCAGATCACTGCCGTCAGTCAGTGTCAGCTCCCTTTCGCAGAACTTGATAAAGCCGTTGACGGCCTTATCGTCGTAGTAGACGCCCGGGTTTGCGATGAGGTCGTCTATCCGGTTCATTTCCATTGAAATTTCTCGGCAGACAGGTATCTCGCCCCGCATCACGGCCTCCCGGAACCGGCCGTAGTAGATGGGCGTGGCCGTGTTCGAGAGTGCCATGATTCAGTTCTCCTGTCAGTCGTTCATTTTAGGTTCGAAATAAGGCTTATGAAGCGTGCTGAAACACCGTGCCGCGTTTGGACATGCATCTGTCTTGAATCGAGCGCATTTCCTGCAAATGCCGTATTCGTCTGACTCATCGGTTGAGCGCAAAACCGTGCCAAAGATGAGCTTTTCGTTCAGTTCCATTGTCATGCCTCTGTTTTATCAAACTCGATGTTCAGCCGGAACTCCATTTCTGCAACGGTATTTTTCAGCGCCTCCATGGCGGTCGAACTCTGCGGCGGGTCGAACGCGAGCCTTACCTTTGCGCCCATGTAGGACGCGATGGCCTTCGCCCGCTCGTCTCCGGGCAGAAAGTCGTCCCACACGGCACTTGCGTCCACGATGCCAAAGCCCTTCTCCGGCCCGACTCCCAGCTGCTGCAGCACCAGAAATACCGCGTTGATGTGCATGATGATGTCCGCATCAAACGCCGTGTAGCTCTCCGCTATCCCCAGCAGCTTCTTCACGCTTGTCAGGATGCTGTCCATGCTGCGCCTCCGTCAATGTGCGGTGTTTCCGTCCGCAATGCACTGGTTCTCCCACTTCTTGTACACGTCAAGGTAGGTCTCCTTCTTGTCGCCGTTGTGGGTGATCTCATAGTACATGCCGTCAGATACGGTGGTGCTCACAAGCGCCTTCCAGTTCTGCAAGGTCTTCGAGAACCATACGATGAACACATCCTCCATCGTCAGCTTCTTGCCGTCGGTCGCATCCACATGGGCGTTAAAGTAGTCCACCACCAGCTGCTTTGCGCGGTTCATCATAGCTTCGTTGTCCATTTTGAATCCTCCTCTGTTTTTTCTTTCGTTGTCAGGTAAAGCGGCCCATCATCGTTTTAGCCTTCCATAACCTGTTCCCAGTCGTCGCAGCAGGTCACGTTCAGCATCATGCCAATATCTTTGACCTTGCGGAAGTTGACCTCTTCGCCGTTTTCCTTGTGGATCAGAAGCTCTGTGCCGGAAATATGCCAGTAGGCGTCCTTCCAGCCCTGCCGTTTCACTTTGTGCCCCTGCTTCATGGTAAGCCAAGCCGTCGTCCAGTTCATCCTATTTCCTCCAAGGGCAGGTGTCCCCTGCTGTTCTCTCGCCATCCGGCATCTTCGGCCCGCCTCCGGTGCCATAGTGGATGGCCTTGTGTGTCACATCCGACACGCTGATAACATTCTCCGGGTCGAACAGTGCTTCCCGGTGCTCGAGAATATCCTCTTTCGTCAGAGGGTTGATGTGGTGTATCGTAATGCGCGCCCGGCTCACCTTTCCTCCGCTGGCTGTGATGTCTGCGATAGGATGGTCTTTGCACCCGAGGTCGCAGCCTCCGTCCCGCACGATGATCCTGTCCCGGAACTGCCGCCACTCCTTCGAGCGGTAAAAGTCCTGGTTCAGGTATCGGTCAAACCCGAAGGTGTCCTTTCCCACCGTCCCGTGAAGCTGCAAATACTTCAGCCTCTCCTCGAATGTCCCACATCGGCACATCTCGCTGTAGCTTTTCATTTCAGTGTCCTCATGAGTTCGTACACCAGTAATATCATGCCATGTAGGTCCGCCCCGCAAAGTGCAATCCAATTCAAGGTATTATCCGGTTTCTTCCCCAGCCATACCGCCAGCAGAAAGGCCGCAAAACATGCAAGGAAGCTCGACAACAGTATTCTCTCGAACTCTGTCATAGAGCCGCCTCTTTCTCAGATGTACCCGTGGTCCATTGCAAATGCACCCGCAATCAGGAATGTAACTGTCGCAAGAAACACGGTCCACACCATATTGTCCTGTTTCTAGTTCACGCCGCCGTATTCACCGAACCAGAACACCTCTCCAAACAAGGCCGGGACTGCCACGACCCAAAGCATCCGGAACACCTCAGCACTCATACTCTTCTCCTTCGCCATCATCCTCGCCGGAATACTCCTTCATGGCTTTGAGCACTTCCAGATACAGCTCCTCGTTGTCCTTTGCTGCATTGATGGCCTCAGTCTTAGCCCGCAGGAGCTTGTTTTCTTCCTCGAGCTTCTGCTTTTCCAGCATCGTCTTACTCGTCGCCAGCTTCAGGAAGTGGGTGGTCTCCGCAGAAGAGGCTGTTCCTTCCCGTATCCGCTTTTCCACCAAGTCCATCGCCAGTGAGATCATCTGGTTTTCTCTCGCTTCCGGAGTCAGTGCCGGCCTCATTGCGGGCAGGTCGGCGCCGGAAGTTTTTCTTGCGCCCATTTCCGGCACCATCCTTTCTGTAAAATTCTGTCAAATATCGTTCGCGTTCTCATCCGCCAGATTTTGGTTTACCCGCTATTGCTGGCGTTTTTTGTTTTTTGCAAAGTTTGCCATGAATAACTTCGTGACAAAAATAAAAGGCTTTTCTAAGGGTTCACGGGTATGTCAGAGCAAAGCAGTAACTCGACACAAAAGGAGGAAATGATTTTGGGAAAGTTCTATTGGAGGTTGAACGATCATGAAAATGTATCCACACCCGTATTGCAGAGGTATAAAATGGGGAGAATCCCCGTGAACCCTTAGAAAAACCGCCGAAGCCCGGTCTACTCCCCCAGACCTCGGCAAGTTTGCCTTTGTCAGTTGTCCTATAAAGCCGCGAAATTCTAATGAGTTTTTCGCACATTCGAGATATTGACTCCTATTCAACTTTACGATATAGTTCCAAATTTTATTAAAAATAGATTCGTTCATAATACGTTCTCCTTTATTTCGGGCTTTATCCCATAATATGAGGAGATTTTTTCGCGTCTTGAGCAAAAGAAAAAGAGCCTGCGATCTCTCGTAAGCTCTCCTCGAAAATATCAATGACTTATGCAGTTTTCTTTACTATGACACTGTTTTCGTATAGCTCATGCGGGGCTATATCCTGGCCTTCAGGCCATTCGATGCCTATACCTCCTGGCAGCATCTGAACTGTTCTGAAATAGTCTTCATCCTTCAGCTGCCCATACCATGAGCCGGTTGCGTACGGTGTCACATCGAACAGCTTCACTTCTCCAGTCTCATAATAGAGGCGAAGCTTCAGTGAATCAATGGGCTCAACTTTAATAAGCTTCGGCTGCAACATAAAAGTCACTCCTTACTTCAGAGGATCAATGCGGAAAAACTGTTCGCCGTTGGACAAGAGCTTCCAGTTTGCCGCCAAATCATCCTTGTGGATCTCCATCCATGCATCCAGAAGCTTCATCTGGCTCTTAGGAAATTTTCCTTCCAGAATCGTTCCGTCCAGAGCAACTACGATTTCCTGTCCGGAATATTCTGCGTGAATGTGAGGCGTATTATGCTTCCCGCCTATTTCGCGGTACATCCGAACAATAATGCCGTAAAACATACATAATACAGGCATTTTTAAGCACCTCCCGTCAATTCTTCTATTTATATTATATCAAAGTCCAGTGAAAAAATAAAGGCCCTCAAATCGGTACATGGTCAAAGCTGGTCTCCCAGCGTTCTTTCTTGAGCGGTTTCATCCGCAGCGCCCACATGAGCTGTCGGACAGTGACCGTCGGAAAGTACCCGTGCGAGTCCTTCTTCTTTGCGTGAGCATCGAAATACTCCTTGAATCCGATGCGCAGATAAATTTTGTCGGTCAGCCACGGGTCGATAGGCCCCCAGTAGGTCGCTTTGGTTTCCTCGTTGTAGCGCTGTTGGATGACGCATAGTCCCTTGTCCCGTTCCATGTAAAGGGTCGAAACACGGTAGACCGGATGGTCGCAGCGGTATACCTTGCCGTAGTAGTTCGTCCAGTTGTCGGGCGGTTCTTCATGGTATCTCATAAAAATAAAAGAGAGCCCGAAGCTTTCGCTCAGACTCTCCAGTCCTCCTTACTTTCTAAAGATGTTCTGCATCAAAATTCTGGAACCATCCTTGAATGTCGGAGACAGCGGAATGTGTCCTTCTTCCTCGTTGAACCATCCGTTCACCTGATTCCATACGAATAAGCCGCCCATGATGAGCGTTCCGGCAATGCCGCCCACGGTCTTCAGAATTTCGATCCTGCGGTCAGAGTCAGCCTTCTGCACGTCGGCTTCCGCCTGATGCCACTTCAGCTGCAGTTCGTCTTCCTTCGCAGTTTTGCTGTTCTCTTCCGCAGTCTCGTTCATCTGCATCTCGTGGAGCTTTGCCAGACTGTTCACCGCAGCGGTATACTCCTCAGAACCGGGTTTCATCGTTTTCAGCGATTCCATCCCACTTTCCAAAGTCTCGTTCAATAATGTTTTGTTTTCCATTTTGATCTTCTCCTTTATCAGTAAATTCGGAGTTTCCTCCGTTAAACGGACTGTTTTTCTCGCGTCTCCAGCGGTTTCACTTTCAACACCGCATATTCGGAGCTTTCCAGATATTCTACGGATGTCGTCAGGTCGAGAAAAATATAAGGCTGTTCGTTCTCGTCTCCGGAGGCGATCATCAAGTCCCCGACCGCGTTCCTGCCGTGTACGCACTTCCACCCGACCGAAACGCCGAACAGAAAGCCCAACACGATAAATATCAATGCAAGCAGGTAAACCAGATACACCATTTTGATTTTCTCCTTTGTAATATTCTGCACCGCCTTTTGGGCGAATGCGTGATGAAAAAAAATAAAGAGCTGCAGATTTCTTCACAGCTCTCGTCGGCTCAGATGTCGTTGCGAATTAGAAACAATTCTCCTCTGTTGCAAGCAGCTCGTACCAGACCACTGGCCCGGATCAGGTTTATCGCGTTCGTGTAAGATACCTGTGCTGTCGAGGCATTCGCATACTCGCCTGTACCAATGTACATAACTTTCTGGTTGCTCTCGATAAACACACGGATCTTGTCCATCGCGTTTACATAACCGCGGTCGTAAGTAGCCTTTACTCTCTTGTAATGTTTCATCGTAAAAATCTCCTTTCGTTCTTCGGAAGCCATCTTCTTCCATAAAAGAAGCGGAGTTTTTCGCGTCTAACTTAGAATAGAAAAAAGAAAGAGTCCGAGTTTCCCCGGACCCATCTCTGGTCGAATGTTTTATCGTACGCCCATGTAGTAATCAGTAATGAGCTCGAGTTCGTTGCGTTCCACCTCAGGGTAAGAGACGTTCATCGTCTCGTTAAAACCCTTCTCGATAGAATCCATCATTTCCTCGAAACCCTTAATAATATACTTAAACATAGCAGTTACCTCCTATTATTAACATTTTCTTCCATAAAGGAGGCTGATTTTTTCGCGCCTGCGCAAAAAGATAAGAGAGCGAAATATCTTTTCCGTTACTTCGTTCTCTTAGATTTGTTACTTTTTATCAAACACTTTTGGCCCATAATATATAGCCATACCAACAGCTAATATAACCTCGACCCAATAGTAATTCGTCATCAGCATATTCATCATATCACTCATAATCGTTCCTCCAATTATAGCTCTCTTATCTTCCATAAAGGACACTGAATTTTTCGCGCCCATGCAAAAAGAAAAGAATGGGATTTGGACCCATGACCTCCGCAGTTAAGCGGCGCTCTCCCATGCTGAGCTATCTTCTCCATAATATGCCATGAATTTTTCGCGCCTGCGCAAAAAGAAAGAGCCGCCGATCTCTCAGCAGCTCCCGCTCTTTAGTGTCTTCTCTTTGTTCTCTGTCTCACCTCTTCCGTTTTTGCGCCAATGAGGCCGATTGCCTTCACCAGCAGTACAATGATCAGAATTGCGATAATCAGACTAAACATAAGTATCTACCACCTTTCATAAAGGCGGCTGAATTTTTCGCGTCCGGATAAAAAAATAAAGAGCCGCAGATCTCTCCACGGCTCTCGCCTTTAGCAAGACAACTCAACCCAACAATGGTATTGTCCACAAGGCAGTGCGTCCCAACTCGGATACTTCATCTTATACGGGCATTGGTTGCAATTCATGATATTATCAGAATCTGCAAGAAATTCACGTATAAGATTATTGTCTTCGTTATTGGTCCAATCCACTTTGCTCCAATCTCTTGCTGCCATTTATCTCACCTCCATAAAGGAGTCTGTTAATTTCGCGTCACTGGCGTTCGATGCTCAAAAGCCAGAAGAACTTGCGGTAGAAGTCGTAGTACATCTGGGAGCCGCACGGACATCCCCTTGCACGAAGACTCCTGTAGGACAGTCCTTCAGTTACACCTTTCCGGATGTACGTTTGGAGCGCCGGTTCCATTTTGGCAATGCAGCAGTCAATGAGTTCAATGTGCTGCGAATAGTACGCTCTCAGCATTCCTTCTCGTGCAGTCGGGTCAGATGGTACGTTGCTCTTTACGATGCCACCCATATCGCCCTCCTGCGCTCGCCAGCCATTCAGCCTCGCCAGTGCCCGTTTCCAGTCGTTGTATTGGAAACAGAAGTTCTTGAGTTCCAGGTATCGATACTTCGGCAGACAGTAGGGATTCTTTCTGGAGAGTTCCGGTTTCTCGTGTTTCAT